CTTACGCGCCGAATGGTTTGTCCATTGGTAAGCGCATAAAACAGTGGGCGAGCAGTAAACACGTTATCCGCAAGTTTAGGAACATAATTATTCAGCGTTGTGCTGAGTATCTCATCAAAGTTGGTGTTACCCGCTACCATTTGATTTTTCTCCTATTAATTGTTTGATAATTGTTCGTTCGCCAGCGCAAAAGCATCCCGAATTGAATTAATCGCCTTGTTAGTATTCGTTTCCTGAGTGGTTGAAGGACTTCCAACCGTAGATTCAACTACGTTTGCAGCACGTTTTTCTTCAATAATGTCAGCAGTTTTTGCTTTGTTTTGAAGATCCCCATACGTCATGTGAGCGTATGCGGCTTCAAGGTTGCCGATATTATGTTTCAAAGCGTGACTGTAAAGTGCCTTCTCATCAATCTCAGTATTGAATTTAGTAGACAATTCTTTCACTTCTTTTTGCATATTTTGCTGTCTGTTAGCGCGATTCTGTTCTTCAATGGATTGTTCAATTCGTCGCAAACGTACTTCTTCTGGGTCCAAATCTTCTACCAGTTCATTCTGGTCAGTGTTTTGATTGCCCATGCTGACTCCAAAAGCATCGGCTAAAGCCGAAACTGCACCTCTTGGGTCAGACTCTAATGCTTGGACGATTGCCTCTCCTTGAGCCAATCTTTCGCGTTCTGATGCCAACTCTTGCGTTTTACGAGTGTAATCCGCTTGACGTTGATATCCGTTTTGAAGTTCCTCCAATGAGACTTGTTGCATTTCACCATCGACTTTGACGGTGTATGTGTCTCCTGTTGCAGTAACTTCTTGTGAAACGTTTGGAGTGCTTTCTGCTAGTTCCTGTGTTTCGTTTTCCATGTGGAATCCCTTCGGTTGTTCCTATTATGAGACATATTTTGTCCCGTAAATTACATATTAGGTAACTCAAGTCCCATCTGGTTCTGGAGTTGTGCTAATAATTCAGGTGGTACTCCACCTGTTGCCTCAAATACCTGATCTGGAATTGGAGCAGGACCCATCCCGCCTGTAACGGCTGGTGGTTGCATACCCCCTATTTCCTCACCGGCTGCGGCTTCTCCTTCAGCGACCATAGGTTGCTGTTGGATAATAAACTTTTCAGCGTCTTCAATACCAAACCCGTATTGCAGAACGTGTTTCACAAGTTCTGCTGGGTCAACTACAACGCCTACAAGTGGTGCCATAGCATTCATTAAAGAAATTGCTTGTTGCCTACGAGCAGTCTCATTTAATGGTTGCGTTGAACCACCTTGAACAGAGAAATCGTATTCGCCAATAATGTCATCACGAGTGTACGCAATGAAATATTCTTGATCGTCTTTTCCTGTTACACGAATCATTTGTGCTTCAGTCATGTACTGTTGCATTAGTTGCATAACCATGCGAGCAACTTTAGAAATAATAATTTCAATAGTCGCTAATTTGTCAGCAGCACGAGCGTTACCAGCGTCAGCAATAATGCTGGCTTCAGTAGCAGTACGCCTAGTTTCAGGCATTTGACCACGCTGATATTCTGAAACCCCACTCACTGTATTAATGTCAGCCTCAATGAGATGAGAATGATTGTACATTTCTGGAGCCAAAGGCGTTTGAGCAAGAGGAACGACTACATCTCCAAGACCTCTGTTTTCGTCCACAACGGGTACGAAACGTCCATCTTCGTCAGATTCTAATGCTTCACGACCTTCGGGTCCAAAAGAACGCTCATGGTATAAATACTTCCGAGCGTAACGTTTACGATGGTTTACCATCTGTGAACGTGTTTTGTTTAATTCTTCTTGCAAAGACTCTATTTGTGACAAATCCCCAATCGGATAAAACGTATCCGGCACATCATAGTTGCGTAACATTACGTAAGGATGCCCAAACGAATAAGGCATAGGTGTTGGATCTAATAAGAAATCGCTACCTGTTTGACTAAGCACAGACATAGTGCCATCTTCAATGTTGTAATATTCAAAAATACTTACACGTTCAACAAGATCCGAATACTGTTCACGTTCTGTGTCATTATTCCAACGGTAACGCACACCAGAATCTGCTTCTAAACCTTGACGAACACTACGTCTAAATCTTTTATCTTTTTTAACTTCATGCAAAGGACGAACAATTCTTTGCACAATCCATTTAGCGTCCTCTAAACAAGTCGCTTCAGGATCAACCAACATATCAAAAGGACTTATCCTTTCGACAAAAGCCTGATCTTCAACTATTTCCATTCTGGAACTAGGAACACTAGCGGCTATATCTTCATCAGAAGGCAAGTCACCAGCCATATCAGGATTCATGTAAGCGAAATCTTGAACTTCTTCAGCAGCAGAAACAATCTGTTCGTCGCGTTCCATAGGACTTAAAGGACGTTCTTGTTCAACAAAACGCCAACCTACTTTTACCCAAGCATGACCAAGAATAAGAAAATCTTTAACAGCACGCCGAAAAGGTTTCCTGTAATCGTGATGCCGCCACAAGTAATTAATAATCGCTTCGTTAAACACGGCA